AAAAGGATTAATGCCAGTGAACATCGTAGAATTTCTTATTAATGATAACGACAATCTGAATGACTTCTTTTACGGCAGCGTACGTTGTCCTGTAAGAGGATGCCACTCTAGGCAACGCGCGAATTTTCACATTCTAGATATTGGCATAGTTGACGGTGAAACTCAGCCTCATTATCGACAGACCCGCGGGGCGCAAGCAGTGGTGTCCCTTGACGGCGAGTGCGGTCATAAGTTTGATTTGGTTTTAGGCTTTCACAAAGGGTCAACATACGTTGCCATCGACAAACTGAAAGACAGCGACGGTAGAAGTTGCAGTAGGAAGTACGATGGAGAGCATGTGGGTTCAGACACTACTGGCAAATACTGTCTTTGTGGGCAATATAAGTTTTAGCCATGACAAGGATGCGCCCACTCTATGAAACAGAATCAGACAGTTCTGCTGAGGCCGAGGTAGCCGAGGCTTACGCACGGCATGCTTACCTGCGTCCAGTTAAAAGAAGTCCACAGGATTATCTTGACTACGACATGGTGTCACCACTCAGCGACAGGGTGCTGGTGAAGGTCGAGATAAAAGTTCGCAAGCTCCAGTACAAACCCCTTATAGAACAAAAGGGATACATGCTGTCGGCTGAAAAATGGAAACACCTGCAGCGAACTAACAAGGAGGCAGCGTTAGTTGTACTGGTCGTAGCTTTTGACTATGAAGACCATTATGAAATTCACACCCTTCCCTTTGGCAGGAACACGTACCCGGACATTCTGCCTGTCATGGGCGGCAGGACAAAAAAACAAAGAGACGCTGCCGACATCGAACCCGTGGTCTACATTCCTTGGGACAGGTTCTGGTGGATAGGAAATTCTAAAAAGCAGTCTAGGAAACAGTCCTCCCCGATTTAGAATGTATTCCAAGGAAGGAAAAAGTTTGGAATGCCCAAAATTAAAATCACAGTCCCCGGCGTTGCTGTGCCTAAGAGCATCAAGATCATCATGCGGAACGGACACCCAAGCATGGCGAACAACAAGAAGGTGCGAGCGTGGATGGACGAGGTGCGCTGGGCAGCACATGGCTCAGAGTCAGCCCCGAAGGGAGTACCAGTAGGAATCATGGTAGATGTCTACCTTCCTTGGCAGAAGGCAACGCCAAAGAAGGTGGCTGCTGCCGACGGAGCGCACGTACAGAAGCCTGACGCAGATAACCTACTCAAGCCCATCATGGACGCTCTCTCTGAGGCAGGTGTTTGGGCTGATGACAACCAAGTGGACAGAATCTTCTTACAAAAGTGGAGATGCCCACGAGGAGAAGAGCGGATCGAAGTCGTCATTAACTGGCTGACCTAGCTATCACCACTTACGAGGTAACTCGCGAAGTAACCAGAAGAACGACCTACAGGTTAACTGCAGCATGTACCACAGGTAACTGCACTTGTGGCTGGTGAACCACCTGTGATGAGACATAGGTTAGGGGGTTAGCGTTAACGCTTACCGTGCCATCGGCAAAAACGAACCTAATAGTTTAAGCATTTTGCAACTCCATCGCCATCTGCGGCATCCGCTTCGCTGCGATTTCGCAATAGCGTTCTTCGATCTCGATGCCGATAACTTTACGGTTGAGGTCTTTGGCAGCGCGCAGCGTAGTACCGCTTCCCATGAACGGGTCGAGGATTGTGTCTCCGCTCGATGTGAACCACTGAACAATTTTTTTCAGGAACACGATTGGCTTTCCAGTTGGGTGAACTCCGTCGTTTATCGTTGGGCCAATATAGTTCCCGTTGACTCCACCACCATTCCACCGAGGCTTAGTTACTCCGTTTCGCATATACAAAATCCCATCCCAACCATTAGCGGGGCGGTCTGCACTGATTTGAGGCATTGGGTTTGTTTTTACCCACACACCAAACCGCATGAACTCCCACGGTTCAGGGGCTTCGATCTCCATTCTTGCAATATGGGAATGGTCTAGGAACGACACCAACCACCCGTCACAAATCTTTCCACACGAACTGAACAGATTAAAAATCTCTTGGAAGTCTATTGGTTGGAAGTCTATTGCCCTATTGCCGTGTCCTATGCCCCGATTGCTTTTGGCGTTGACATGCGT